CTCTCTCTCTCAGCTCGCTCCTTGGCATGTCTAAGCTCTCTTATGTTTACTTCTTGATTGCTTTGCTTAACTGCCTGTGCAGCAGGAATCTTCTCTATTTCTTCAAGCGGTGTATCCTCTTGGACTTCATTGCTTTCTACTCGCTCAACTACTTCTTCCTGCTCGATATTATTTTCTTCCATGTGTCTCCCTTGTTTTATTCTATAATATTAGAATCCCTTTTTTCGCCATTTAACTCTTTTGACAACCTTAATAAAGTACCTTCTGTGAATTTCATAACATACGATAATAGTCCGTACTGATCAGGAGGAATATATTTAGCATTGTTCTTCATGTAATCAACGATAGAAGCAGCTGGAATAACCCATAAAAACTCTAAGTGATCATCTTCCCTCATATACTTGTATACCGCCTGATCATAGTCTGGAGTTGGGCATGACAAACGAGCAAAATAATATCCCCTAAAGATATTCTGCATCAATCGTTCTTTTTTAGTTATAACAACAACATAAAAGTCTCCATCGAAAACCTTCTTGTTGTCGTTAACACATATAGCTATGTTTTTATCATAGTCAGTAAGCTGCTCGCGCATCTGATCGATAGCACTTTGAGCCTTTGTATCCTTAAGACGCATTTTATATGAAATAGATCCAGCTGATTCTTTATTCTTTTCTTTAGAATGTTCCATACTACTCCACAACTTATTAATCTTATTTACTAACAAAACAAGAATAGACCATAAAGAAGGAGGCTTAGAACCCCTCTCTTTTCTATCAACCAAACGTATTGACTTAGTTTTTCTAATTTTGTACTTTGAAGAAATTGGCATATTCTTGCTCATTTAACTCTCCGATGCTTCTTCTAAATGAGATTATTTAGTCTTTCTAGAAGTAACCCACTTCTTCGAATCGATTAGTTTTCCCATCTTCTACTTTTGAGTCTTTCTTCTTTCTGTACTTCTTCTTATTGCCAAAAGAATCAGTGTATTCCAACGAATTAGACTCAAGAATCTTGAATGCTATCTGCTTTGCTTTGTCTTCTTTACGTACACTTGCTGGCATAATGTTTCCTTATAAGGTTCGTGCGATGCAAGTAATGAAGCGACCGAAAACAACACCGCACGAACGTCACTAAAGACCTAAGTGATTATATCTTTTTTGGTTCCAGATTCTTTTTGGCTACGCTTACATCTTTGCCAATCTGACCATCAATACCACTCATGCCATCATTGAGATTTACAGGAAGCTTTGAAACTTCTTTAGGGTAAAGTTTCATTACGAGATTTTGAGGCATGTTTGCAAATCCAGCTGTTGAACCAATCATATCGCCGTCTTTTTGACCACGACTTACATCATAGAAGCGTTTCTTCTTAGGCATAATACGCCCTTTCTTTGGAAACTGACGGTAACCAGTCAGTGACTGTAGCCCGTCAAGGTTAATAATACCTCTATCCACTAACCACAGAGGATTGTTCATTCGGTTTTATAGTTTTTTGTAATGCTTCAGCTGCTAAATTAGATGAATCGTCTTCTTCTTCAATCTCGCCTTGATCCTTTACCATCTTTGCAAGGTTGATCAGCTTTTCTATCTGAGCGAGATCAATGTCATCTAACTCTTTAACTGCTCTTGCGATATTCAACATGCTTGCTGTAGTATCCTTCTCAGCCTCAGCTCTTCGCTCAACTGCAAGTGCCTGGTTCTCCTTAACACGACTAACACGCTCAAGACCAAGTCCTGTATCAGCAATAGATCTTGCTTCCGTAAGCTTGATCCTTGCCTCTGCTTCATCAAGTTGAGACTGAATTTCCATCTGCTGCATTTGCTGAGCTTTCTCATTTGCCTTAGTAACAGTCTCAATAAGCTCTTTCTTGTTCTGTATTGTTGTTGCGTCAAGAATAGTTTCATCTGGAATATTGACTCCCAACTCTTTAAGCTGCAACAACTGAGCAAATTGCATCTGTCTCTGAGTTGTCGTGTTGACTCCTTCTTCCACCGCAGCATCGTATTTACCAAATGCTTTATTGTAAAACTGATCAGTTGGAGTTTGCTCTATGATTCGCTCAACCTTTCCAGGTGTAAAGTTAGACTGAATAATATCAATCATAAGACCACCTAGTAACTTCTGCGATCTGTCGAGCTGATCAAAAAGGATCTGTAACGTTGTAAGGCCTGCTCCCTGTCTCAACATAGAAAGAATACCAGCCTTATCATCAGTAGCAGAACCAAGCAACTCTTCGTTAACACCTGAGATCTCTTGTATCTCTCTACCAAGTAACTCTGAAAGTTGAATCATTGATGGTGGAATCTGAGGCGGCATGATCTGCTCAACATCCGTCATCTGTGCATCCTGTTTTAACGCCAACCCACGCCCCTGACCAGCAAGAAAAACATCCTTTGGATTAACAAGCGAATCTATCTTGTACTTGAATCCAGATGTAATCTGACTTTCCAAAATATCTAATTCAATAATCTTTCTACGATTATAAAGATACTGTGAATCCCTCAACCCTCTGACTACACCCTGTAGCCTCCATGAATAATCTGACATTTGTGGATTGTAATAAGCAAAAACAGGAACAAACGGATACTTGTCTATTCCCATAGTGTTAGGCCCGTCGTACATAACCTTACCTTGTACAACAATAGCCATTCTAACAGTATGAATTTCACTCTCTATAACTGTAACCTGAGGAAAATACGATAAATACTCTTTAAGACTGTCTTCATCCCTACTAGCCCATTCCATTGTCTCGCCAGTTACAGAGTCTACTATGAGCTTTTGTTTCCTATGATCTTTGTAATAGTATTCATCATACGCCAGTAGGCCCTTCGGACCACCGTTAAGGCTCTCGGGCATATAGTTAAATTTACCATCCCTATCATCCTTAACAGGAAGAGCCATAAGTAAATCTGTATGATCAGGAAGTAGAGAAATACATTCTTTGCGAGATAAATAAGATCGCTTCCAAATTGCATTGCAATCAGATAAATCTTTCTTTCTAAAAAATGGATCAATAAGAAACTCGTTGTAAGCACAATTATCAACTTTGATATTCCCAGAAACAGGATCAGACCTATAATCCATCCATACCTGAAGCAACCCAAGCCCTGTAACCAAAGAACTCTGAAACGTTTCAGAAATTGTTTCAAGTATTCCCTCCTTTTGATTATTCCACATTAAAATCTTAGTGAACTGATCAGATGTCTCAACATCTCCATTCTCAATAGGAGTTACAACAGTTGACTTGCGATTACGACGCTGCCAACCAGATATCATATTTATAACGCGTCTTATGCGATTGAAATTGAATTGTCTGTGACGACCAGCCTGCGAGCCATACATGTCAGCCCATAAAGTTTGATCTCCAGCCTCAAACCTTGTGTCTATATCAGCTTCTTCCCAAAAAGACTGGTTAATCGTAATGCTATCTTTATAAAAAGAAGACATTCTAGCTAGAATAGAATTGTCGCTTTCTTCATTAAAACTTGGACCCAGTTCTGGGAAAAGCATATTATTGCCCTCATTTTTTAGACACCTTAAGCCGTATTTATATCATAACTATTATACTACATGACACGATTGCTATTTGTATAGAAGCTATGATACGAACTTAAATCTATTTCGCGTCAAGCTCAAACGAACCATTAGGCTTAACAGCTGTTTCTTTCTTTGCTTTATTTTTAACCTTTTTCTTGCTCAAATGGAATGAACTACTTAAATAACTTACTACTGATACTATCCCTGCTGCTGCTCCAACTATGACCTTCTTAGATACTTTTGGCATTTCTGATACAAATGGTATTCGAGCACAACCAGAAAACATCAGTGCTGAACTTAGTATCAAGACCGCAGATATCTTTCTTTTCATAACAACTCCTAAATTAAAGATAATCGTTTTCAGTAAATTGAAATGTTGCCCTTATGTTAACAATAGAATATTTGCCAGTTGCTCTCGAAAGTCCAACTAGCAACATATTATGAACGTCCTTTCCTAATTTTGATGAACCAACATCTATTAACCCTAACTTGTGATTAGCAACAACAACCATTCCTTTATATTTACCTAATTCAGAAAGATTTTTCATTTCTGAATTATTAGCATCGTCATCCTCTTTAATAAAATTAACTGAACCAAAAAGATCAAATCTTGCCTGAGGAGCACATACAGCAAAAATAGTTCTTTCTCTTTTTACTAAACCTAAATGACCAAATTCTGATGCATCTAAATATGAAAATAACTTTTCTTGAGCCGCAGAGAGAGGAGCCGAAGTTATTTCTGTTGGATAATCTCTATTAACACCTTTATCCGCACATATGGTAGATATATTTTCAATAGACTTAAAAAAGCCTAAAGCATAACTAACAATATCAGACCTATCGCTCATAATGACTCCTAAAAAATGAGGGCAATTTTGAATCATTACCATAAACTGCCTCGTTTCGTATCTTATCAAGATCACTAGCTGAAAGTCCATCACGAGTCTTAGGTAACGAAATACAGAGATACCTTAATGCATCACATGCATGTGAGTGTATGTCGTGTAGCGGTGCATCTCTATATACCTGTCTCTTGCTATCATACTCCTGCCTGTAGTTTTCAAGTGATCTAATAAGCCTTGAACAT